AGGAAGCTGAGTATGTATAGGTTTGATTAGATATTCAATGGCTAGCCATTAGCCCCAGGCCGCTACGACAATATCAGCTGACTTAATCAGTTTGTCCAAATATTTGTCGTTTTCGGGACCAACAGGGTCGTCAGCCTTTAAAAGATCATTACGGTTTTTTGATCTAAAGGCGAATAGATTTCCTACCAAAAGACGACCACCTCCAAATTGACGGGCAAAACTGACCATTCGGCGAACTGTTGCATCATCTTCTACGGCATCCGCAGTAGACGGGTTAAGACAAATAAAAAGAACCGTCGGTTTCCCCTGATCCCACGTGCGCTCTAATGAATACCGATACATCCCGTCCGGTGAGATTTCAGCAGATTTCTTAATATCAGACATCATTCCTCCTCCTTGGTTTATTTGCTACTGTAGCGCTTTTCTACAGTATTCAACAGGTCCTCGAACCTGCTGCAGTAATCGTCGACACTCTGCTCCCAGCTCGAGACATCGAACTGTGTCTCGATCGGCAGTGGTCTTGGCTCTTTTTTCAAGACTGGCGATACGGGAGCGCAGGCGGTCAGAATCAGCCCGAGCAGCAGATTCAGAAGCACGCAACTCGGCCATCGCAATTGCCTGATTTTTGTATTGTGTCTCATAGTTTTTGACTGTTGCTGTGAGTTCGGAGATTTGAGTTCGAGCAATTTTCAACTGCTCGGAATTCTGTCCGTTGTGAAGTCCAAAAAAATAAGCACCAGCAATTATGACAGCTCCGGCGCCCACCTTCACCAAATCCAATGGATGATTCATCACATCAATTTCACCTCATCTTCACGTCGGTTCATGAGACCTGGGAGGACTTCGTACATCTGTTTGCCATGTTCGTCCTTTACCAGATTCCCGTTCCTATCTCTGATTTTCTTTTTCGCAAAGGATCGGAATCCCTCTTTTGCCAAGTCGAGTTTCCCGGAATTCAAATATCCGAGCGTCTTAGATTTAGCAACTGCGCTCACTCCAAGGTTAAATGCCAAATCTAATAATGCGATGTACTGTCCTTCGGTCAGTTTGCAAGTAACGTAAGGGGCAAGTCCCTCGGCGTGCTCGATCAAATCATCGCGAATCAGCTTTTCGGCCTCTTGTCTGGTGATAGTTTGACCAGATTTAACTCCTTTTGTGTGTCCATAGCCGATAGTGAGAGTGCCTCCCGGACAACTGTAGGCCTTCAATCGCAGACCCTCCCACTTCTTAACAAAATCCTCTGCGATGAGAGGGTTCCATTGAGAAAACGCTAATTTTTCCTCATTCATTTTGATTCCCTCCTAAATGAACCTTTCCTTTGATACGTTTTTCGTGTTCAGTTTGAACGGTCTCCAACATTTCTCTGATTCTGTGGGGAATAATTTGACCGAACCCCGCTTTCTCAACGTTTTCAAGGATTGAAATCAACTCATTCAACGAAAGAGCGCCTATTGCCCACGCCCCAATCCATGGTTCATTGAATATCTGATCCACCCCGTGAAATCCGATAGCAACCATGAGAATGATGAATTTCCGGATAAGTCCTTTGAGTCCAACACGACTCGACCAAGTTCCGGTTCTGGCAGCGGCTACGATCCCGCTCAGATAGTCGAATACCACAAATCCAAACAACCAGTAGAAGAGGCTTTGATGCTCCCCCATGAGACTGCTGATGAGAGAAGTAAAACATCCGGCAATAGTTAAAAAGAAACTCTTGAGAACTCCGGGATCAAAACTATTCAAACGGCTTAAAAATTGATCCCACATCTCTCAATCTCCCTATGTCGTCGATTTTGTAGATGCATTTTTCCTCCGATATGTAGATAAAAAAAGAAAGCCCCTCACATGGAGGGGCGGAGCGGTTAAGTGTTTTTGTAGGGAATAAATTTAATGCTGACTGTTCCGGCTACTTTTACAAATCCTTCAAATAAGAGAGTCTCCCCTTTTTCAACCTGCGCATTCAATGTTTGCCATCGACCCGTATCTCCACTGATTCCAGTTCTCGCATAATCTCCCCACTCGGGTTTGCGGATCGCACAATCACTAACATTTAAAGGCAGCGAGAAAATCACAAACCCTGAGAAGGGAGCTGTTAAGGATATGCTGTTGTAGTACCCAACATTACCGAAGTTGCAGGTTTGTATTGTCATTCGAGATAGATCTAACGTCCCGATTCTCGGCTTCTCGCTAACATTGATAAATTTGCTAAGGAGCAGTTGGAGGAGCGACTTCAGCATGACGCACCTCCTACAGCAGAGTTAATTAAACGGAAGAAACATAGCCCATCTTTCCGATATAGAAGTTGTAACTGTGATCTTGACATTAACGCCTTTACGTACTCGATAAATGTTGCAGTACCAACTGAAAGTGGTAAGCAAAACGCGGGGCATGACTGAGCTATTATTCGTTGCGTTAATATCAACTGCGAAGTTAGAAGTCCCCGTGTTCCTAGCGTACACCTGCAACCATCCGTCGCTTGGGGGTGTATAAATAATACTGTCTTCTGTAGATGAAAACTGAATGGCAATATGATTTGCGATGTTGGGGTACGTCCAGTCCTGAACACTCTCCTTCTTACTAACCAAGAACTTCTCCGCAAAGAGTTGCACAAGTGCTTTAAGCGACATAGCACACCTCCTTGCAGAATAAGTTTCTTAAGAGTTTGCCCCCCCCCGACTAGCTTATAAAATGTTGCAGATATAGTTTCTCCACCTATTTCAAAAATTATTTGTTTGCCCTTAGATATAGGAACAAATGCTTTGGCCTGGCGATTAGTGGACGGATAGCTGTTTGTTTGTAAACATTGTCCGTAAACATTAACGCCTCCGTTTCTGGCGGTGACGAAATTGATATATCCATCGGCGGGAGCAATGTAGGTATTAGTACCTTCTGTGATAGAGATAGCAATACCGTCTAAATGATTGGGCAACGCTAAAGCAGCAATTTCAGCGGCGTCTTTCTTGCTGTAGAACCTGCTCAGCAGGAGGCTCAGAATGTTTTTCAGCATAATGCGCCTCCTGTTCTGAGGTTAGCTAAACGGAAATGCTTTAAGTGTTCCAGCGGAAACGTTCTGGCTGTCCGAGTAAACGGCAACACGGATAAGGTTGCCCTTCTCACAAGGAAGAGAAACTGATGCAAAGCTATCGGAGAAACCACGGATACAAAAGCGCTGCATTTGATATCCTGAACTAATAATGAGGCAGTCAATCGCCGCCGTGATATTGTCATCCCCTTTGACAACAACCCAACCGTCAAACGGCATTGTGAAGGACGTCCATGTGTTTGTCTTTGGTATTTCAAAGACTGTCTCGGGGTAAGCCAATTTGACCGACCGCTCAGATAACCACTTCTTTTTGCTCTTAAGAAAACTTTCGGCAAATAGTTGAACGAGGGCCTTAAGCATGGCAGAGCCCTCCGAACAAAGCGGTTATACCCCCCCCCGATTGACTTAAAGAATCGCACTGTAATGTCGGCTAGGCGTATACCGTTCACGGAGAACGTGGCCCCTTTGCTGATCGGAGCCATCATGTTAAAGCCCTGACCCGCCATGGGGGTTACTTGGGAAATTTGAGCACCGCTGATTTTGGCCTGAATCATGGATCCTGCATTTGCCGTATTGATGTTGGCCGAACCGCTTACGTTCAAATAACCATCGGACGGGGCTGTGCCCGTGTATAAATTATCGGTCCAACTGTCGCCGACTGTAGGTGTCCCGTTAAACCATGTCGGCTCGGTGTAAATACTCGAAGCATTGTGTGCCGCCTCGCTCGGAGTAGTTCGGCTATCGAGTAGCCGCTGAATAAGTTGTTTTAGCATTTAAACTCCTTGCCGAGCCTAAATGCTCGGCGTTATTAGATTGGGCAGAAATAGCAATAAACCATTCCGGCACTCATGCCATAGTGGTATTCAACTTGCTGTCCTTTTCTGATGTACATGTATGCTCCAAGATTGGAGCCGGGTTGTTGAAGTCTTGTTAGGGTCGGCCAATTACCTTGGGCTTTATTGCGGATACCAACAAATATCGCTTGCGTTGCGTAAATCCAAGCAACCCCATCCGCTGGAGCCACATAAATAAAAGCGTCTGTGCCCGTAGCTGTATGGACCAAGATATTTCCTGAAATGAAATCAGAAATGCCTATCTCTGACGACCTTTTCCCATATATAGTTAAACTACCCCCCCCCAGCCGCCGCTCACTGATCTGCGAGGAACGAATAAGCTACACAACAGACTTGCTAATTGTTTAAACATTGAAAAAACCTCCTTGTCTCATAGAGTTGCGGGCATCAACTGCCTGCTCCAATTCGTAGGCCAAAGCTTCCGGAAATGCCGGATAGTCGATAAAAGGAAAGCTAGGCTTGTCCGGAAGATCTTTAAGTGCTTGGCGATAATTCAATAACGCCTGTCGATCTTCTTCAGTTAATTGAGCTCTCTTCGCCTTGGCGGCTGACTGCACAGTAATGTCCGAGAGCTGAACATACTTATCAGTGTCAGAGATTCGAGCATTGCGCTCTCCTCTAACTTCTTGTTCGTAACGCTCTTGGACAAATTTGTCATCCAGTTCAGGAAGTTCTGTTGAAAGGTAGTAATTACCGTCAGCACTGTGGAAATAGCCTTGAGGACTGGGCTCAAGCTTCCAATATTTGATGATTACTCCATCATCTCGCTTAAATCTTTCGGATAGCTTGTAATGGCTCTCTGCGTACGCCTCATCTTTGGGATCTGTAAACGCGTGCTGACTCGGTGCATTGGAGGAAACAACAATTCTTCCGTCCGAGTCCTTCAGTGAGTATTTTGCAAGCGGTCGGCTCATTGCCTTGGCAAGCATTTCCTGCCTAACTTGTTCTAAGGTCTTCATTGTTTATCCTTCGGAATTGTTTAATTTGTCGATGGCGTTTCTGTCTCAGCAGAGTTTTTGGCATCATCAATTTCTTGCTGGGTACCACCGTTTTCAAGAATCAGTTCTTCGAGAATCGGGCAAACATAATCATCAACACGACCATTAAAGCTACTGTCTGCCCATGCATTGACTCCGGCGCCGAAAGCAATATTGTCTCTAGCCGTCTGTTGCTGAATCGTGCTTAACGACTGGCTTGCCTGATATGAAACAGAAGGCGTGAGGTCTGTGTAATCTGCCGATAGGAGAGCCGTACCTGCCGAAGAATCAACGGACGCGATCGTAAACATTCGGCCATCGGTTCCAACAACTGTGTCTCCGGCCTTGATATTCCCTTGCGGCTTAAGATCAGCTATCTGGATTGTTCCGGATACGGTTAAAACCTGATTGATCACGCGTACCGCATAAGCACTTGCGGCCGCTTCAAGGGCTTTCGTTTCTGCGGTCTGCGCAGCTGTCTGAGCAGTAGTTGCCGCTGTCTGAGCCGTCTCTGCGTTACCCTGTGCTGTCTCTGCCGCCTGCTGCGCGGCTTGTGCAGTTTGCAGTGCCTGTGCCGCATTGTTAGCCGCTGTTTGTGCGCTTGCTGCAGAACCCTGAGCGGCTGTCTGTGCCGCTGAAGCAGATGTTTGGGCAGTGTTTGCTGTGTTAACTGCGATCGTTGAGGCATCGACCGCAGACTTGGATTGCGCAATTGCGGTTTGGATGTCAGCATCCCAATCATCGACAGTCTGTTTTAGAGTCGCAACCTTTTCATTCGCCGCGTTCGCTTCTGCCAATGCATTCGAAGATGTTGAATTAGCAGTCTGTGCAGTTTGCCGAGCCTCTTTAGCGATTGATAGAGCTTCTTCGGAATTATCTGAAGCTTGGTCTGCATATTGGCCAATGTTGTTAATAGCATCTTCTGTCTGCTGCAGAACTTCCGGGCCGCTTATTACTCTGGTGCCTGTTGGCGTGTAATGGAATTGAAATTTCTTGTTTGCCATAATTTTTTACTCCGGCAACCTGAGGAAGTATGCAAGGGTGTAAAACGGAGGTTCGTTTGAAACTCCCGTAATCTCGACATTTGCATTCAGCGTGTGAGTGTGGGTTTGACCACTGCCAGTATTTCCAATCGAAAGGGAATGGGTATGGGCGCCGTTAGTCGATGTTTGTCCGGTCCAAGTTTTAGAAGCGTCAAAACTTATATCGTTTTGATTGCCGTTGTTACCTTCCGATTCATTTGCATTGCCAGCACCACTTCTACTAAAAGCTCCGCTAGCTCCATAACACTCGTTTTCTCCCCAGAAAGATCCGGTGATGTTCATTGTTCCACGAGTATGAGCATGATTTCCTGCGCTATTAGCGCTTCCGGTGTGCGTATGGGCAGGTAACTGTGCAACAGTGAGAGCCGTTCCTCCAATTGTTCCGTTGACCGCAAGATCCTGAATTTCGATCGTTGCAGATCCGCCCGCTGCCCCGGCGTTCTGAGGAAGAGATCCCTTAACAAACTTTCCTACTAAGTTTGGGACCGTCCCTCCACTTCCGTCCGATCCTCCGTCACATAAAACCCAGCCAACATCGGCTTGCGTAGATCCCCAAAAGATAGGATTCCTGTTTCCCGTCCCTCCAAGGGTTACGTTGTAAAAAGGGACAACGGCGCCGGCTGGGACAGTGATGTCAATATTTTTCCAAACTGCTCTGTTCGTTCCGGGAGCTACTGCCGTTGAATGAGGGCCGTTTGGCTGCAGACATCGGTACTTTGTTCCGTTCTGCATGACCTCATTGCCAACCTCGTAATCCAATAGGGCAGAGTAGTTCATGATTCCACCTTGCTGGAACCACACTGCAAATTGAGACAACAGGAACAAGACACCGTTGAAGTCTGCTTTGTGCGGCGGAATACCGCCCTGTTCAATCGGAACAGCATTGACCTGACCCCAGCCCTCCTGTACAGACAATCGCCCAGTTCCCGCTTCGGTTGGAGTTAAGGGAGGAATCGTGTATTCCCCGTTAGCTGCCACAACTCCGGGAATTTGAAATTTAGGATAGTTGCTCATATATCAATAACCTTTGAAGGATTGAATACGCCCTGATTGAAGGGAAGAAGTTTTGATCCGTAGAAACCAAAGACCAATGTGTTCGGAACAACGGCTTCGACATTTGCCAGAACGCCCGCAGGTCTGTTCAACAGTCCGTAGTTTTTGAGAATCGCGATTTGAACTGAATTAGGCTCACCCACAATTCGGATGTTGATTGTCATGTCCTGGTAATCATTGACGAACGCCGGAAGTCCTATCAACCGTGTAAGCAAAGAATTGATGGTTTCTGCCGTCGAGTTTGAAACATTCACAACAGCTCGATAAAAAATCAAGAATCTGAAAAACTCATCATCCAGTCGTGTGTCCTGCCCATCAATTACAAGGTTTCGATTCACGCCTACACGTTTGCCCCACCAATCCAGCCAAACCCCAGAAGCTGTCCCAGGGTTCAAGATGAAATTAAAAAATGCGTCCAGTTGAGGGGACGCGTCTAATTCCACATTGAAAAGTAACCCTAATTGTCGGTATCGCTCGGAGTGCGAATACTGCGACTGGAGCGCAATAGAAATAAGCGATCGGACATTTGAGAGTTTTCTGAAATCCTCGACACTCAGAATGTTCCGCCATGTTGCAGAATCAGCCATCTTAGCCTCCTGTTTGGAATACCAGAGAGACATCGGACTCTTGAATCGTGGGCTCCACATTCGCAGGAATCTGGACACTTGATCCGAAAGTCCCTGTTCCTAGGGCTACCTGAATGGATGCAACCGGAACGGCTGTCGCTGATTGAATTGCGGCATAGAACCGAGAAGCGTAGACAGTCGAAGCTAAAGAAACGCGGTCGTTCGCTCCTTGTCCAAGAACGTCATTGATCACAGCTTGGATAACATTGTTTTTCTCAGTCGGATTCATTGAAGTAGCAAAGAATTCAATCTTGACCTTCAAGGCTTGATTCTGCGGCCTGACAATGTTGTAGACGTAGGTGGCGTTGTAGAACCTAGAGTCCGTGTATGAAACTTGATAGGTTCCGGTAGTCCCACAGCCTGCATCTTTACGCTGGTAGATCGTTTGAGCGATCTGCTCATCCTCTCCGCCAACGATGGCGACCAAGATGGAATGAGGATTGATGCTTACACCAAATTGAGTGATGGCAGCATTCGTCGGATTCTCTAAAACTCTGACATCGAGGACGCCTTCAAGCGCCGCTAGGTTTGTCTCAATCGCTTCAACGTACCCCGTGGCATTGACTGCATAACTTTCTACCATACGGTTTCTAAGTTCTGCGTCCGTCTCTTCATCTCGACCGACTACGCCAGCGGCAGGATTGGTGATGGTGTCCCATCCTGCAATCGTGGTGACGATCCTATTCACTGCTCCCGCTGCTACTTCTAGCGGGCCATGTTCAATAGCAGTAAAGGTCGTTGTGACGCTTCCGGTGTCTCCGATTCGCGCACCTGCTGCGGCCGAATGTCTGTACTGATTGCCAAGGGAATCTTGCGCGATCGCACCATAGGGGATCACTGTTCCCTTTAATCCTGTGAGTACGCAGTTGACCACCGTAGGCTCGGAGATTTTACGATCCAAGCCGTAGAGAGCCGCCAGAGCATCCAAAAACTTTCCTGTTGCGAGATCCGGGTTGACCATGTTCGACAGGAAAAGAATCTCAGAGTTTTTAGCCTCGATTTCTGCCACGATTAGATCAAGAACCTGTCCCATTGGCGAACTGGGCTCGATGTTCAAAAGCGGATCAGTCGGCGATGTTTGAAACGCCTGCTGGATCCGGGAGCCTAGGTCAGAGCGAATCTCTTGCGTACTCGGCAGTTCTACGCCGACCAGTGGATTAAAAATAATTTGAGCCATAATTTTTTAGAACACAAAAGAAACTGTTTCGTCCTGTTCGGTTGTGATCGTGATTTCTCCATGCAGAGTTCTCGTTTCCTCGTCGAACTCGGTAATGTCCACAGAATCAACAGATCTCACGCCATCGACTCTATTCCCAGCCTCATGAATCAATTGAGCAAGGACGGAGGAATCCAGCTTTTTCGCGAGCTGGACTTCCTTCCATGCAATGCCGTTGGCCTGCTGGAAGTAAGCATCGTTGGTCCACAAACGAATCTCGTTGGCCAAGTTCTGGGCTATAGCAAGGGCTCCCGATGTAAGGAGAATGTTCCCTTCTTTCGTCAGCTGCAGATCCCATGACTGAGGATTCAGAAGAGCTGTTTTTGCTGTATGCGGCATGATCTAACTTCCTCGTTTACTGCGGGGCGCCGGTACTTGAATTCCCGCTTTCCACGCCAGAATGAACGTGCTCAGTCAAGCTGATACCCTTCGCTTTAACATCGCCACTGAATGTTGCGTCAGCACCGCCAGAACCACCGCCGGAAATCGGTCCGTTCAAATTGATCTGAGCAGAGTTGACTGTGAAACTGGTGCTCGCATTGACCTCACACTCCGGAGCCTCCATCGTGATCTTTGTCGGAGCTTTAATCTGGATAGTCCCTTCATCTTCCAAGTGAATAAAGACTTCCGGAGCTTTTCCCCAGAATCCACCAATGTAGAAAGAATCAGAGGGATCGAACTCTCTAAATGTCGCCGGAACCTTGGACGTGTTGTCTCCGTTCACATTTGAAATATCGTGTTTTGCAACAACAGCCAAGCCAACATCGCCTACTTTTGGATCACAGACGATAGCGGCAGTACCATGCTGCAGTCGAAAGTACGGCAATTTAGGAATCGTCGTTACTTCAATCCCTTGAGCCTGTACATTCATAGGCTTTAGCAAAGGCTTAGCCGTAACGTAACCGGCGCCGGCTTCTGTGCCTTTTCTCTCGACTGCCGTTACCGTGACTGGAAATGCCGTATAGACCGTCTTAGAGAGGATCGACTTTACAAAAAACTCTAGGGCATTTATTGGATTGGAGCCTGCAAAATCATCATAGTTTGCACTGAATTCTTGATTACTCATCGACCTCACCACCTCGGATAGATTGCTGTAATGCTCGTTTTCCACGCCTGAGCTCCTGGATCGTTCGCACTGAGTTCATGTCTGAGTCCAGTGATCTTCCAAGTTCCGGATGCTCTTGGGACTATCGTCTCTAATTTGAAATTTGCTCCGATCCGCAGATCCGGCCTAAAAAACGTCGTAACGTTGATACCGTTGTTGGAGAATGTCGGATACCCGATCATCCCATTCATTGCGTTAATCAAGGGAATAGAACCCTGAGTCTTCCGGATTCCGTGTTTTTCAACGAGCACCACCTTGTCATCGTCAAAAATCAGGTTGGCCCCAACTGCTCCGGCAATTCGTCTCATTTTCGTAACCGGATCGCCTTCAATAATGCAGTCCTTGATTGAAGCTGTGATGTCGTTATTCTCAAGTGTGTAACCGATCTCCTTTGAGATCTGGTCAATTAAGCCTGCAACCGTTTGGTTCCCGTTAACTGAAATTGGCGGCTGAGGTATCAGCGCAGGGAAAAGCCCGCAGTTTGCTTCGATCTTAAAAGTCGGAGAAGGAGCGGCATTGAAATCGGCCCAGGCGTTGATGATTTCGCCCTTAAAAATAACGGAGAGTGTCTTGCCCTTCTCTCCTGCAGAAACATTGATTTTGTTTCGTTTCAATGAAAATGACTTAAAACCTAAATGGGTCAGCCGCTCCATCGTGGTTAAGGACAACCCTTTAAGTTCTATCTGAGCTTTGGGAAATGCAGGACATCCGGACTTTTCGACCGTACACTTAACCGCAAATCCTTGAAACGTAACCGCCTCTTGACCGTCAAGGGTAATGGTTACAGCGACCTCTTTTTGCGTGTAGGTTGTGTTTTTATCAATTTCCGGCAGTAGTGACGGCATTTCCTGCCTCCTCGTAAATCAATATCCATCGAGAATTGAGCCCCTCGTATTGAGGGTCCGAGTTCCCTAAGGTATCGACAAAAAACAAACGCCCCGAAAATAGAGGCGTCGGATAACAATTGATGTCGGTGCCTACACAGCATCGGCGCCCAGCGAATATCTGGACACCCTCAACCATCAGGTCACAAAAGAGGTATTCGGCAACTTGTCGTAACCGGATAACGCAGTTTTGACCGTCAAGAACACATGAGAACTCTTGGAACGGAAGAGCACTTATAACGATTTGGTTCATTTGCTAAATAAGTTGGCAATACTCTTTAAGAACCCTGGTTTCACTTGGGCTTGCCCGGTATTCACCTTATTGGCCGAGGTTGCACGCTTGGGCGAGTACGAGGTTTTTTGCCGGCTTAGGTTTACAGTGACAATTTCAACGAACGAAGCGTGAACGTTGAGCATTGAGGCGCCCGTCGTTTGAGTTCGTGAAAAATCATAATGATCGAGCGCCATATTTCGCCAAATTTTGGCAGGGCTAAAAATCGTGCAGGTATCGGTACTGTTCAATCGCCTATCAAGCATGGCAAGGGCCAGAACCTGAATGGCGTAATTACCGTTAAACAAAAACTCCACGTTCACTCGTTCAGGTTCCCGCACAATGTTGAATGCTGCCAGCTGACCATTTTCAATAGGCTCTGTCGGAACCCTTGAAGATTTATCTGCATCAACTGCGCCAATAGAAGTGTACGGAACGAATGGCAGAAGATTGTTGCCAACTACCGCCCAGCCCATGGACATTACTGAGTTTAGACTAGCCATTTAACCACCACCTTGACGATATCCACTGGCCGCATTCTGCAGCATATCCTCGTAATCTCCCTGACCTTCCATTACCGCACGGTAGGCGGCGTCCTGTACGGCTTTAGGATCGGCGTTACCTTGAATCGTAATGCTGACATCCGTTTTCATCGGCGCGTTGATAACCGAAGAAGAAGTCCTAGGAACAATCGAAGCAGCGGCGCCGGCCTGAGCTCCCGGAGGTGCTTTAATCGGTGCCTTCTTATCGTCACCAAAGCCAAACCATCCGCCCACTGTGTCAATCGATTTAGAAGCCCAGTCAGGTAATTTCCAATCGGTGAAAAACTTCATTTTGTCTTCCAACCATTTGAAAATTCTTTTGCATCCGGATTCAATGTCCTCCCACGCCTTAATGAAGTTATCCTTCATCTTTGGGATGGTATTTATCAGGTTCGCGATATCTTTAGCCAAATCTCCGATAAACCCTACGACAGCCGTAATCGCCGCTACAACCACGTCCCCGAAGGCCTGCAGGAACATGTCTTTGAGCGGTGAAAGTTTGTCTAAAAGGTCTGAGATTGACTTCCAAGCGTCCTGAAACGACTTGCGGATTCCTTTGATCTGATCGTCCGTATAGCCTACAGATTTCAGGAAATCTTCAAATACGCTCGGTCCGCCTTTGGCGAAGACAATTAAGTCATCGATAGCCCCGGCAAGCAGGAGAACTCCTGCAATAAGAAGACCAATCGGACTGGCTAGAAGACCGAGCAGCTTGCCCGCCATCATGAGGGCAGATTTAGGCCCAAACGCCAATGCCGCTGCTGTAGCAATACTGGTTAACGCAATTTTGATAAATTGGCTATGCTCTCCAATAAACAAAGAGGCGTCGCCGAAAACCTTGACGGCCTTCTCAATGTACGGAAGGAAAAATTTCGCAATTCCATTACCGATACTTTGAATCGCCATTCCGGTCACTTGCCACGAAATTTTGAAGCGTCTGGCATTCTCTGCATCCTTAGGCGTTAAAGCGAGTTTTCGATATGTCTCTACCAGCTCTCCCATCTGCTTATTGTTTTGCAGAAAAACAGCCGCGCTTTCACGTGTCAGCCCGAGATATTTCAGAGCATAGTTCGCCTGAGCACCAGTCATGCCGTTGAGCTGTTTTCCCATACGAAGGAAAACCTCTCCGCTTGCTCCTGTGCGCTCAGTAAACGCTTGCATGGCCTGAGTGAACGCCTCGGCGCTTCCACCTGCTGCTACGTTCGCTTTTCTCCATGCATCAATCTCGGACACATTCATCCGGACTTTTTTGGAGATGTCGTCGAGCTTGGCACCTTCATCAATGAAATTGCCAAACATGAATTTGGCACCAAACATCGCAGCCAGCGGTGCGGCATAACTCTTAATGGCGGAAAAGACTTGTTTCGCCATTGAATCAAGCTGAGAAAGGGATTTTGATGCGTCCTTTGAGGCCTTAGAAACATCCTTCCCTGCTTTCTTACCGCTCGTGCCAACGTTCTCTAAATCCTTAGAGGTTTTCTTGGCGTTTTGTCCAGCCTCATTTATAGAAGAAGAAACCTCTTTGATGCCGTCAGAACCTTCTCCCAGAGCGTCAAGCTTTGCGCCTGCCTCCTGAGCAAATCCGAGCAACTGATTCAGTTTCTCAGACATCAACTCGAAAAATTTAACTACGTCGTTCGAGTTGACGGATACATCAATTACTAAAGAGTCGGTCTTTTGAGCCATGTTATCAAGCGCTCTTTTGCGCTACCCACGAGTTGTAGTTCTTAATCAAAAGTGCCTCGTCTAATGCGTAGGCATCTTCCAGCGTTAGTTGTGTCTGAAGCTCGACCAAGGACGCCATGCCGCCGTTGATTAAACGGGAGATCAGAGGCGATAGCTGAGTTGTGACCGCTACGCCTCTAACCTTGGCACAATCGGCTAAGAATTCTGCACGGCGGGGGAGAACTGGCGTATCAAGTCGGGAAAAAAACCGAAGTTCGCCTTGAAGCTTTCAATTCTGAGTTTGAGGATGGTCAACGGACTGGAGATATAACCGTCTGCGTCATCGAAGGAGAATTTGATCTCACTCTTACCATCCACCTTGTAGACCTCGGAAAGCAGTTCATCTAAAAGGGCCTTGGCTTCTACATGAGGAACACTGACAAGCGCTTTGATCACATCTCTGTATCCCATTTCGCTCTCAATATCGAGATTTTTGCCGGTCATCAAGGCAATCCGGATCATTAGATCTTCAGCTTTAGTTGCCGGAAACGGATAAATCTTGAAGGTCAGCTGATTACCGCCGTCTTCCAATTTGATAACTTTCGGTTCCTTCATTTAGATGCGCTCCATGGATTCAAAGTGGAACACCCAAGTTGTCGGCGCCAGAACTTTATTGAGTGCCGGCATAGGATTTGCTGTCTGCAGCACACCATTTGAGAACTGGTAGGTCTTGCCGATAGACGGGATCTTGATTGTCAGATTGCAAACATAGAGCTGTTTATTTGCACTCATTGCCTCGTAAAGCGTTGTGAATGCTGTCGCAGTCGGAGAGTTAGCTTCAAGCGTGATCGTTACAGGATAGATGTTCGGAGTAACGCCTGCTGCCATGAAGCCATCTACACCCATACGAGTCTCGGCAACCTGTTGAGAATCGGCGGCGATAGCGGCATCTGTCGAGAATCTTTCCAGCTTCAGACCGTTCGGATACAGCTCTTCAATCGTCATCACTGCTGACGCATTGGCGGATGTGATATCTAATTTCGGTTTCATTTTTATCCATTCCTAAATGAAAAACCCGCCATTACGACGGGTCTTTGTGGTTGTGAAATTTTGACTACATGACGGCTGTCAAAGGCATCTCAATTCGTTGGATACTGCCGGCATAGGTGTACCAAAGTCCCAAACGAGGGCTTCCTCGCTGTGTTCTAACATTTGCCGACGGAGATTCAATGAGGTACCAGTAACCCTTGGAGTAGAGATCTTGCTTGATCGTCGAGTTGTTGGTTTCTGTCAGCAACTGCTGAACCTGCGAGTTGGACAGTGCCAGCCCTGTATCAATCACGCCATTACGCTTGGCATCGTTGATGGGATCAAGCAACCATGCCTCGACATAAGCAAAGCCGATTGCGTTGTAGGGAGCGCGATTGATAGCAGCGAACCCGTCCATGATCTGACGCTGGATTCGGGCCTTGAACCAAATCATGCCGTAGAGGGCATCGATCCATTGGTAGATTCCTGAGAGTAGACAGCCACGGTTAATAAAGTCAAATTCTGCATTGCGTGTTGCAAATGCGCCGACATAGTTGACCTTGAGATCATCCAAGGCTTCAGCCACTTCGTCGCTGAGAACGGAAGCCTTAATTCCAGAGGCAGACTTCGCAAACCACGTCTTAATGCCTTGGATAGCGGACCAATCAATAGAAGCGCCAACTGCAAGGAAGGCCGCGGCATCCTGAGCGGTACCGTAAACTATCGCCAAACAGTTGTAATTGCTTTCAGCTAACTGGGCGGCTTTCGTTGTGGACTGGGTAGATTGATCCAACATCTTTGTGTCTGTGGACCAATCAAAGTACACGTAGTCATCATCAATGTCTGCCCAGGCCGCTAAAGCGGAAGCCTCAGCCACCTCTGTCGCATAAAGAGTCGTGAAACCGACCCAGTTACGAGAAACAGAAGTCACAAGATTCATGTTCTGAGCAGGTGTCAGAGCATCAGCGCCTTGAGAGAGAACGGCGCCGGAATCCTCAGTCAATCCGAGCAATGCAGATACATCCGTTCCAGTGGTCGCCTTTGTCGCGAAGGAGATTGAAGCGGTATCGCCTGTTTCTGTGGTGGTCAGGATGATGGCATTTTGATCAGAATTAAAGGCGCCGGAAACCGCTCCGACTGCAGAAGCCAGCTCTGTTGCAACGTCACTGAAAGACTTAGCCGTGGAGAAGTCGAGGTTCACGACTTCTTTTTCTGTGCCGTTGACCGAAATCGTCAGGGAACCGGTCGTAATGGCTGTCAGTTCAGAAAGTTGAGCTGTGATCGGAGCTGATTTAATCCAAGCGGCGGCATCTGCATTGATTCTGCGTGCCACAAACAAACGATTGATCGCCTTCAGCTGATTGTTCACTCCGGAGAAGTATTGATTAGCAAAGTCGGCCTCAGGGGATTCGGCACCAAAATAATTCCCGACAGCGGCAGCGGTCACAAATTCCAGTGCCGGAGAATCTGCAGGAATCAGAGCATTCTGGGTCAGCAGCAGACCATTTGTTTCAAGATCGGCGCTCCCAGCTCCAATGATGCGAGGGGTGATAGAAACCAATCGATTAGCATTGATTGACATATTTTTCCTCAAAATAAAAAAGCGCCAGAAGGCGCCGACGATAATTTTTATGGAGCGGCTATGAGCCACACCAGAAACTCATTTATTTGAAAATATCCTTTACAGCCTTAATCGCTTTCGCAATCACCCAAACTGCGAGCCCGTAACCGATTAGGTAAACGGGAAGAGCTGCATACAAAGGAACGACAGTGACCATGGTTAGGGCCTCCGCTAGGTCGTGTAAAATGTTCATATTGACTGATTCCCTTGCAATCAGTTAACTCAAACCCCGCTCAGCTACCAACTGAACGGGGCTATTTTTTTTCATAAAATTCTTATTCTTAGGACTGACATCTTGACCGGCTCTTCGGGCCGTTCTACAATTCCGCTCATAGCTAGAGATTGTTCTGTTGACCGGTGTAAACCTTTCACCGAGCCCTTAGAAGGCGGTAATAGCACAGCGTCTCTGGCTTTTCTTTTTCTCATTTCAATTTCAAAAGAAGCCTTTTTCTTATCAAACCATCGGTTTCCTTCGGTGTTGACGTTGTACGCATGGAAGTCAGTGCGTGACGATTCTCCTATATCGACAGCCACTGTTTTTTTAATGCCATTAACCCTTACGTTTTTCATTTTTGTATGAAAGGCCACTTGCGGAGAATGGTTGACAGCCTCTTTCCTCCCGAAGTAGGAGCCTTTTTCTATTACTTCTGGAACAAAAGGAAGAACCTCTAGTATTTCTCGTAGGTGCCCAGAAAATTTCTTAAATTCCTTTCTCCCTTTGCCATCGAAAACAACAGAAACTGTTTGCTTCTTCCTAGATATCTCCACCTCAGTGCTAACCGAACCTCCTCGCAGTTCATTGTCGTAATAGAGGACGATAGCTTTAGCGGGATTACCTCCGGCCTTTTGCAAGTAACTATGAATATCCTTTGAGGGCGGACTCTCAATGAGATTTTTCCCTGATTTCGGATAGGACTGCTGGCTTTCTACTTTCTTTCCTACTTTCCCTTCCAGTTTGCCATTCTTACCGACTGGTATATGAGTGCCATTCACCGTTATCCACTTTGCGGCATCCTGAGCATCACCAGGGTTTGTTGCGTAAGTTCTCCCAAGCCCATACATTAGTCCGAGCTTGAATGCTCTCCCAAGTTTGAAAGCAAGTTGCTCGTTCATTCTTTTTCCTTCGGCGGGTAGCTCACATCAACGTTTTTCAGATCCACATCAACCGCACTAAAGAATCCCATAGAAACTTTGATCTGGCTCTGCATACTGAGGTGAATCATCAGCGTTGATCTTCGGACATAGTTATCTGAGTCTCCGACGATGGTTGTGTCTCTAGGATCGTCCGCATGAAGCAGGCTTATTCCTCTGTCAACGAAGAACTGCACGCCTACCTGAGACCTGCATACAGTCTCCAAAGCCTGAGCTCTCAGCATCGCATTCATGCTGTCCGAGCCGTTTAGGGTCGAGGCGTAACAATCGACCTGTACCAAAACCTCTGTAGTAGTCGAGAGATAAACATTGTCATCGGTTTGGTCTTTCGTCCAATCCTCAGCGCTCGTCCCATGGCGAACACTGGAGATGTAGGAATAGATGACGTAATCGTTTCCCTCAGGAGGCAATGCCAGATTGTTCTGGTTACCGTAGAAAATGTTTTCCGGCGCCACTTCCGGAACTGCAAATATCTCAAGAAATTCTTGGATCGCTGCCCGGATGTTCGGGGTCAGGTTTTGTGCTTTCATCTTCATCCTCTACGATGTTCAGCTTCTGAGGCGTGGTTTGGAATGTGCAGCGGACCGCCTCCCAACCTGCGTCCGAAAAATCCTCGATCACCGCAGTGATCAGCCACTGGCCTCCCTTGGAGTCTTCGACATAATCTCCCGACCTGGCTAAGGGCCTATAGATTGCCCAAGGCCGCTGCTTCTGGTCGCTCGATGCGTAGAGGTACAGGCGCCGGATGATGGTGTTCTGTCCCGCTAGATTCGCGTGGTCAAGAGCGCTATCGCCTTCGCTTTGAAAATTCCCCTGAATCTCTTCAGGCGGTGCGTAATACGCTTGGACAATACCTCCTACATTCCTTTGACCGGCCGATCGATACAGCTTGAATTTTTCGTCAGCATAGTTGGCGTTAATCGCCTGGCGGACAATTGCGTGTAGGTTGAGAGACATTAGGAAACCTTCGCTTGAATAGAGGTTCTAAGAACGCCTGTTAGGGTCAGCGGTTTAGTCGTGTTTACGTTATTGGCAAGTTTTCCACCACCCTTTGCTTTGCGAACCTTAGCGATTTCCCCTGTAGCTTCAAAAAGAGCCATCGTAAGGGCTGATCTTTTAGGAAACGATCCTGCAGGGATACCTGCGTTGTCAATCGTCTGAACAATATCGTCTACTGCGGCCTGACCCATTGTCTTGAGGGAATATGTAATGTCGAAAGTTTTTAGGAAATACTTTCGGAATATTTCCTGCCACTCCGCTCTTTTGTGAGCGTAGGTAGCTCTCATGAACGGACGCGGGGGCATGTAGAGAGTCGTGAATTTGCTGTTCGGAGGCAGTCCAAGCTGAGCCGACAAGTAGTGTCCTTGCTTGCTCGTCACTGACTGGACCCACCCATATTCCAGATACATCCCAATGGTTGCGATGTCCGGAATCATTATTCCGACCTCTAGCTTTTTATTGCTATCGGCCTTGATCTTCTCTGACAGCTTTTTGAACGCATTGTTAGATGTGATGTTGATGCCCATCGTCATCATCCCCAAGGATGGTAATTATTTCCCGGATAAACTCTGCCGCCGATTCGGTATTTGGCAGTCAGCGTCCAGTACATGGCGCCGCATTGGGTTTGAGCCCACCAATCGCCGACAAATGTATTCGTTTTCAGAAGGTCAAAGCTGGTACTCACACTTCCCTGCGTAGCACTAGCAATCCTGCCAACCTGACCGTTCGGCTGCTGGCTGAGTGTCAGCAGGTGGCAGGTTACAAGATCAAGGAGCCGCTCCCTCGTATATATCTTGTTATCCGGATCGTAGGGAGCAAAGCTGTCGGCGTCCGTATTCCCCACGAACTCCACCGCCAAATCAAAGTAGAACTGCAGAGTTTCGTCCGGGAATTTAACTTCATCCGAAAACGCGGGATGAAGGATTCGAAATTTTTCAGGATCAAAGACGACGACAGCCATTTTGTTAACCTTCTTCGTTCTTAACTTCTTCAACGTTGACCGATTCAGGATCGATCGGATTGAGCCCGTGAGAAGCTTCTTTTAATTCGTCCTCGCGGCCTCTGAATTCTTGAACTGATTTCATCTCAAGCAGGCACGGAATACCGCCATTCACGCCTGTGAATACAGCCTCCTGTCCGTGCATCCTCTTGATGTTTTCCCAGTCCTCTTTATCAATCTGGAATGCGACTGAGTTTCCCTTGCCCAGCAGGATCCCGTCACGTTTTCCTCTAAGCGAATCATTTACGCCCGGAAAGACGATCGTTTTTGTTCCGCCATTGCCATTCGGCACATCATCAAATTTGAGGCCGTGTGCCAGAGTGCAAGCAATGATCACCGTGGACTGAGTTTTAGCAGTGCTCTTCTTCTGGGTATTGCTGAAATTGTCTGCGACAACCTTTCCGGATGTTGCTTTCTGAGTTGTGTTGGTACGAGCCATTATTTCAATCTCCTAAGAAAGAGGCCCGAGAGATCGGGCCTCCGTAGCTGGTTAGTTCAGGTTAGATGCCGAGCATCGTGGCAACGAGGCTGGGACGACGAATAACAGCGCCCCAAGTTCCGCCAACGACCTTTTGCTTGTAGCTGGACATTTCCGGAACCACACGACCCAAGAAATACTTCTCAGAGAATGCGCAGATACCAGTCTCAATGCCAAACAGGTCAGGAACAGTCATGTACAGCATTTCACCAGCCGTTGTAGTCAGCTCAGGAAGCTGAACAACCTCGATGTTGGGGAATGACTGCTTGAGCATAGTCATAGCCGTAAGACCGAAGGAGTTCGGCTCGGTCAGGTAAGGAGCTCTGGTGTTGCTGACAGCGAGAATGATGCGGGAGTTCTGATCAACCAAACCGCCGTTATTCTTGCTAATTTCAGCCCAAAGCTTGTTAATGTCGTTATAGACAATGTTGGCAGTCTTCTCAGGCTGTGCAGCGCACTTTGCTGTCCACGTAGAGTTAGCGGTAGATCCCGTGGTGATGGAGATCGGAGAAATCGAAGCGTTCAGGTTCGGGTCATTTAACAGACCGTAGACCTTCTTACCTTCGACACCATAAAGCGCAAACTTGTTGTGAGCCATCGCCATAACGTAGGCAGAGGCCTGTTGTTTAGAAGAAACAACATTCAACTTGGCCTTAGCCGCAAGACCCACCTCACGATCACCATACTTGATGACAGTTTGGAACAAGAAGTTTTCGCGAGTCGGATACTCCACGTTCACGTCTGTGGAGACGTTCTCTGCGAAGTCAGAGTAAGGAGTCACATTGCCGGCATACTCTTCGACCGGGAAGGTGAAGAAGTTGTCTGTCCAGTCACCCTTTCTTTCTTCGCCGAAAATCTTTGTAGCGTTCTGGGCGGCAAACAGAATGGGAACAACCTGCGGATCAATGTACGTCGTGAAAACAGACGGAACGCCGACACTAACAGTAGTCTGCAATGCGGCATCTCGAGCCATTGCCTTAACCGTTGCATCGTAGTCGACGTTGATCTTACCTTTGGCGTCTGTGGAATAGGACATGAATCCTTTTGCTTCCACACCATGCACGCCCTTTTGTTTTGCTAATTCAAAATCGTTCATTTTTTACCTCAGATTAGGATCCTGTCGCGGCAGGCTGATAACCCAGGCCGTGATTGGAAATAATGATCGTGTCGCCCTTTGCGCCAGCCGTCTGAACTGTCCAACCGGTGTCATTTGTGGCGCCGGCAGTACCAAACGAGATGACGCCGGTAGTCGGATTACAAAGAACCGCCTGACCGACTGTGGCGGCTGCGGGAGCAACGATGTAGTAATCACCTCGAACAGCAATCGTCAGCTCAGAGCCCTTCGGGTAAATATCCGGAGTATCTGTGCCCAGCTCGATGGACGCGGTGAACGTGCGCTCAACAAAACCGATCGGCTTGTCCCCAGCAGAGCCCTTCAAGGATGCGATCGGGAATTTCACGGCTGTTCCGGTTGTGGAGGCGGCCACAGCAAACGCAAAACCACCGCACTGGACAGTACCGTCAGACAAATAGTTCTGAGGCGTGTAGACGGCCTGATTGAATGCAACCTGCTGTCCCGGAATGCCGATAGCAGGATAGAGACCTACAGATTTTTGAAGCATCAAAAAATCTCCTATTTATTTAACATTGTTCAAAATTGCGCTGACGGCAGTCGGCTTCTCGGTCACCTTTGCGCCGGAGTCCTTCGCACCGGCTAAGGCCTTTCGACCTTGCATATAGGCGCGATATGCAGAACGAGCTTCGGATGCGGGGATGTTTTTCAAACCGAGTTTCTTGAGTGCTGCCACATAGATGGAACCTGCGGAGTCATAAGAACCTGCACGGATAACACCTAAAACCGGCTTGACTTCTTCGATTGCGGCCAGTTCAGAGTAGATGGCGTTTCTGAGAACCTTCATGGAGTCAGAAGCAGAGCTCTTCTCTTCCTTGCCGTTTTCGGGTTTCGGATCTTCATCCTGTGCGCCTTCATCTTTCTTCTGGGCGTAATTCAATCCCGCGGCGAAAGCCTTCTTCTCTTCTTCAGAAGCCTCATCAAGACCACAGGATTTCAGTGCATCTTCAGCTTCTTTTTCGAGATAGCGTTCTTCGCCTTCGCGTTCGTGATCAGAATCGAGGCGCTTAGGATCATCCTTTTCACGTTTTTCGCCGTAGAGAACGCCTGCTTCAAAACCAGCCTTGAACGTCGGATCCTTCATCTTTTCATCCAGCTCCGGATCGTCGTCCTGAGCCTCTTTTTGATCATCGGGCTTAGGATCTTCGTCTCTTGTAGCCTGCGAGTAAGCCAGGTCAGACAGAGTGGTCTTAAGCTTTTCAGCTTCTTCGTCCGTCAGGCCTTTTGCCTTCAGTCCATCAATGATCTTTTGGATCATCGCGTCTTTGTCATCATCTTGAGCGCCGTCAACGATTTTTCCGTTGGGATCAACGGAATGCAAATCGATAATCGCCTTTGCTAACGTCACTTCAGCCTGCTCAACAGCGTCATCTTTTTCCATATTGAGAAAGTCCTTATTAGAATCGCGAACTCTTACCTCAGGCCCAGCGCGCCCAGTTTCCACAAGCGCCAGATGGTTCGCTCTGATCCGGCGTTGCACATAGTCGTATTTCTCTCCATCTGGTGTCTCACCCGGCGTGAAGTCAGGTTCGAACGTGTACGCAAGACTCAGCTCACGCATTGAACCGTCCTCGATCCTGCTGCGTGCGTCCTTGTCGTAAATGTGGAGAGAGTTAACTAAAAACGGAGCCTCAAAAGCTCCGTCCGTTCCGGTAGTGCCGACCCGAGTTTGTTTGTTCTCGGGGGCTCCGTGATCATCGTGATGCTCCAGATGAATCGGGATACCGTTAATTGATTGAATCGTTTCGGGAGAACTAAGTTCTTCAGGCGGTCGATAAGCGTGATAGATCTTCTCCGGATCAAGTCCGAGCTCTCGCCAGCCAGCGATTTCTTTTCCGTAATACGGAGCAACTTGAACACGCGTCAGCGGAGATTTTTCGACATGAAGGAATCCATTGTCATCTACGGTTCTGACGCTTGTAGAGTCAAGTGCAACACTTCTGCTTTCTTTACTTGTTTCCACTTCTTCTGCTCCTAGCCCATAAATTCAAAATCTCCTAAACCGTTTCTTCTTCACGGGCTAAAATATCGACAAGTCGAAATAAGCCTCTTCCGTACTCCTGGATTTTGATTTCAGACCGGTACGGATTGAGGCTTTTTCGCTTTTGATTAATCAGGTAACACGGCCCTGAATTGGCACCTGCAAAAATAAAGTTCTCCTGGCATCACATTTCTTCCGACTTCTTTGTCGTACATGCCCTTAGACAAATCAAACTCTTTTCCATTCATTTCGATGTGACTCTCTCGGCTTGTGTACTTGCCGGGGACGTGAATCCAAATTCCGCGAGTGACACCGAGACCTTTGCAATTAGCCTGCTGAATCTGCTGATTCAGTTTTAGCGTTTGGTCAATTGCCACACGCTGAGCTCGTTGAGCCGTGAATGAAGAAGATCGTCCAAGGGCCTCGACAATCTGCGAGTAGGTCCCGTGACCTTCATACGCATCCATAAAAGCACCACGGATATTTGCAAGCTCGGATGTTGTGATGTTGCTGATGAGACTTGTCGTGTCGGCGACCATACGCGGAAGCTCATTCACTGCCTGTGGTGTAATGAAAAAGTGCTTTCGCGTCTGCCTCATCTCGTAGGCAAAAACCGAAGCCGGAACTCCTGCAGCCAGCAGTGATGCTTTCTGGGCCGTTGAGACATCAGTAGCGAGATTCTTCACGTACCATTCAGCGATCTGACGTGTTTCCCGATCTGCGGTTTTCATCCAGTTGCCCATGTTGCGGGCAATGAAGTCATCAACATTGCGACGGAATCGATCAGGATCACGAAGAACCAAGCGGTTGATTCGTTCCTTGATATTCCGAAGCCGTGCGCGATCGAGAGGATCATCCGGACGGAACGTTAAGGAAGCGTCCTCGGTCAATCCTCCAGCATCAGACAGATAAAGAAGTATCTCGTTGAGAATCCTATTTCTGAAGGACTTCAAGAAGGTGTCGAGCTTCCTTTTGAACTTCGCTTGTCTGCCTAGATTCGGCTGAACGGCACGAGCAGTCTTCATTAGAAAATCTCTCCAGCTTTGTCTTCATCAGTCTTCGGCGCCGGCGCCACGTTCTCAGCCGATCGCTGTTTCAGGAAGTTGTTCATCAGCTCATTCTGCTGACTGGGATCATCAGTCATGAGTTCGCCTTCCATCCCCTCCGGCAATTCTTCCGGAATGAAGTCCAGACCCATATCTGAATCACGGCGGACAAACTCGCGGACTTCTTCAGCGCTCAGAACATTTCGATCCTGCAGCACTGCCAGCATGTCGACCTTTGTCTTAGCTGTGATTGCTGTAGCAGCGGCATCGGCCTCTCCGAGTTCGTTGAACTTGAATGTAACGGACGGATCAACATGACCAAACTCAACCAACTGGATAGCCTTCAAGACGGTTTGAATTGCGTCTCGATTGAGCTCCTGCTTCGACTTGATATGGTCGTAATAGTTCCGGATATCGCTCTGACCGGTCGCATTGAAACCGCTCGGAGAGATTCCGAGGAGCTTGACCGCAGGCGTACGGTTGATGGCCGCAATGAATTCCAGAGCTTGCCGTATGATGCCTTCAACTCCTGAAATAGTAAGAGTGATGTTCTGCAGATCCTCGGAAGAGTCACAAGCGAAAATGGCCTCATTCGAGCGATAACGCTTTAACAGCATCATCTTTGCGTCTAACTGCTCGATGCCGCCAGTTTGCAGCGCTTCGGCAAAATTCGTTTTGAATACCGTGAGGTTCAGTTTCTCCAGGATGCTGACGCCTGTTTCTCTGGCTTTATTCCAGTGCAGAACATAATCCCAAAGAATCTGAGCTTGTGGGATTCCAAGGAAGTTATAGGCTGGCCTCAGAAGTAAAGGAGGCTCATTGTCCACGAGCCTGATCATGCGGGAAGCGTGAACCTCTTGGCCGAAAACAAACCAAGACTTTGGCTTTAAGTAATCATCTTTGAGCGGCTGGTTTGCGTTGTAGAAGCCAGGCGAAACATTGACCGGATCAATGACAATAAATTTGACCGATTTATCCTCGCCAACCAGTTCTGCTGATTTGTCAGAGTAGTTGAGAGGAAGCTTTAACGCTTCTCCTTCGACCCCAGTGTCAACAAAGATAAAGGCTCCTCCCATGAAGCCGACGATGCTCAGGGCTTCATTAAAAAGCCTTCTCAGTCGATATTTGTTCTCCTGCAGATCTTGGAGCGTCTTAACGTTATCCGCCGATTCGTCTTCACCGCCCTCCACCTGAATCCATTCTCGACACATGTCATCCGCGACAGTCTGAATGCAGGTGCGGATCATGCCGTTTTGCGCGATATTCTGAAGGACGCCATAGCCGACAAACGATGTCATCGGGAACTGGCCTAAATCCAAGGCGTGCTGTGTCAACGAGGCATAGTACGCATTGAAACTCGAGCCAATCGCGGCATCATTTGTAAAACGAGACTCTTCTTTCTCCGGCTCTTTGGTGTTCAAAGTTATCGGAGGATAAAAGAGCGTTTTAGCCTCTTCCGGAGAGAACGATGTTCTAGGAGGCACGAAGCGAGAGCCTGCCGCATCGATGATCTTTTGATTGATCTTTCTGCGTTTGTTTTCGTCTAGTTGATTCATGATTTTCAAAATCTAAAACGTGCCTGCTGCATCTGCTCTCTAGTCAAAATGACGCCTGAGCCGTTGCGGAAATAGTTAAGACATTGACTTAGGGAGTCGACACAATCATCGTGGGCGCCGGCTGGGAAATTCAGCAATTCAGCTTCAAATGCACCCATCCATGGCGTTTTCTTCGGATCCGGCAAGTAAACATTGCCAGCCTCAAAAAACGGCGTAATCGCGCTCGCACGGGCCTCCTTAGATTCCTTCGGAGTAACCGGAACAATGCCGCTGACGGTTTTTTGAAGTTCAGAGATAATCGCTGATCCGTTCGCTTTGTCTTCAACCAACTTGCGTAACGCTTTGGGCCACTTGTGCGCAAGAATGAGGAACATCTCACGTGTTTTAACGAAGTCCCACTGACCTCTAACTTGATCAAGCAAATAAAAATTAGCGCCTTTCTTTCCCCAAACTTGTCCTACCACATAGTCGGAGTTCTTCGAATCCTTAAACGTCATGTCCCACGACGTTACGATCTGATCAAACTCAGGAGGCAAGCTCGATTCCGTCCAGTATTTGAACCATTCGGCTTTGAATATGTTGCCTCCCTCCGGGATCGGATGCTGCTGATACAGTGCAGCCCAATCCCTCGATCCGACAGTTTTCTGAATCTTTTTAAGCTGATCTAACGAATAACGCTCAGGATGCAGCGCCTCGCCTTTCCGCCTATGGATTTCATCATGCTCAGCAATCGCAGGATAGTTAATGACCGTAAAAGTATCGCCCTGTCCGTTCTCCATGTTTTCAATGAGGCGCCCAATGAGATCGTCTAAGTGCCACCTCGTAGCCATGACGATCACACCACCGCCCGGAGACAAGCGTGTATACGCCGTAGATGTGTACCAGTCCCAAATAGACTGTCGCACCGTGGCACTATTCGCCTCTGCGCGATCTTTCACGGGGTCGTCGATAAGCAAGCAATCTGCGCCTTGACCGGTGATGCCTCCGCCCACACCGCAAGAACGGTAGGCGCCAGCATGACCGACAATCTCAAATAAATCGGATGTCCGAATGTACGACCCTC